CACCTCCCGCAGGTGGTGGTGCGGTTTCAAATCCTGCTCCACCTCCAAATGATTCTTCACCACCTGTAGTTGTTGCTGCGGTTGTTGCGGTACCTCCTGTGGTATTACCATAAAGTTTATCTATATTATCAAATAAACCTGTCTTAGTGATAACTGTAGGAGTTGCTTTAAGTTCTTCACCAACAGCTCTTTCAATTCTTTGTTGTTGTAAATCTAATCTAATTTCTTCGTCAGACCAATTAAAGATGTGTTTCTTAGCCCAAGTAGAAGATGTAGGTTGAATACCGTTTCCTGGATCTGAAACTAAATCTTTATACAATAAAACTTTTTCTTTCCATACATCAATTTTTAATAAGTCTGCTTGTGTAGATGGGTTAGACAAACCTAATGTAAAGTTTTGTAACTCGTCCTCAAACCCTAATAAGAATAAATGAACAATTGCAATTTTATTTAACTCGGCAATCATACTTTTTTGAATTCTGTTGATTGTACGAGCAAAACGAATATCTTGTAATGATAAATTTTTACCATCACCTACAACTTCTTCAAAACCTAAAAATGCTTTAGGAACACGAAGAGCTGTTAATAATTTCTTTTGGATATATTCTATATCGGCAATCTCTGATAAGTTAGTTGCTCCTGGTAATGTTGTAATTGGGTCTGGCGCGGCTGGGTCACGAACAGGGATAAAATAATCTTGATCTACAGCCATTTGGTTAAACCTCATATCAACATTTCCTGTTTTAGCGTCAACAATTTGTTCTCTTTTGAATTTGTTTGCAACACGGTTTACGTATGCTTCAACATCATCATCATTCATGTTACCGACAAAGACTTTAAACATTCTTCTTTCAGGTGCTCTTGATGTACGATAGATTAACATTGCATCTTCAGATAACAATAATTGTTTCCATATACGTCTTGCCTTTTCTAACATGGAAGTGCCATAAGGAAGTTTTCGGTCATCACCTAATAATCTAAAGTGAGCAACTTCCCATGATTGGAATTCCATATTTCTGTTTTTCCAAGTAAAATGAAGAGCCTTTTTATTCTCATCTTTTTCTTGTGTAATATCCACAGTAATTTTTGCGCTAACTCCAACCTCATGACGTTCAATTTCAATTGTTGGTAATTGTTGACAACCAATAATACCCTTTTCAGGGTCTAATTTAAGATAAACAAAGTTATCACCATACTTACAAGTGTTTCTTGTCCACATTGGTAAGTTGGTGTTAATATCAAGTGCGTTGTTGAATAAATCGGCTAATACAGATTTAATACGTTTTGATTCAGAATAAATTTGAAGGATAAAACCATCTTCATTTGTTGTTGTAGATTCTTCAGAATATATGTCTAATGCGGCTGAAATCTCAGGAGTGTACTCCATTGATTCGTAATCGTACTGAGCAGATAATCTTGATGGTTCATAGTAAATGGCTTGAGAATATAGGTTGTTTTCAACCTTAGCCCATTGGTTTGTTAAATAAAATGTTTGTTGCGCTTGAAGTTTTTCTCTTTCATAATCATCACGATTTGGAGTACGCAAAAGTTCTTTCTTATCAAACTTAAAAGTTGGATAATCTTGTTTTAATAATGAATTAGGTCCAAATGTTTTTGACAGCCTCTGCCATACCGTAAGATTATTATCGCTCATATGTTAAATTTACTAATTACCTTGATAATATAAATAGTTAACGAGATCCAAATAACCAACCGTATTTTTGATAGTCGGCCTTAGTTGCAGCCCCATTATTATTTAAATTATTGTCTCTTCCCATTTGTGGAACCATTGGATTAAAAAAGTCGGAAGAGTTTTTATTTTCATTCACAGTTGTTGCCCATGAATTTATCATCGCCTTTGTATGATTCGTAACTTTTTCTAAAGATTGGAATGATTTTTCTGCAACATATAATGCCATAGAAACACCCATAATACAGTCATCGTGATGTCCTTTTTGATGGTCAGGTCTTCCATTGATATAAATAAATGTATTCATTTCATTGTATAATCTATTTGAATATACTTTAAACCCATGCCTTACACCCTCTTCAAACGCTGCAATAATTTGAACTCTTTTTGAATTAAAATTAATCCCTGGTATTTTATCATTTATTTTTGGGTCCCATTTCCACTTATTACTTGTATCAACATTATCAACATATAATCCAGCTTGATAATTTAACTCTTGTAACTTTCTTGCAGTAGAAATACCCATACCACCTGTGATGTCAATAACACAATAAGCATTATACATTGTTCCCCATTTATATGCAATTTCTGCTAATACATCAGGTGGGATTTTTGCAACGTATTCTAACACTTGTTCTCTTTCATCAAAATCAATGATTTGAATACACGAGAAGTCTTCAGAGTCACCTCTTGATACATCCACACCCATTACATATTTGTGACCGTTTACGGGTTCTTTAAATATCCATAATGAACCACCCATAAGTTTAGCTTGAGGCTCACGTAAAGTATTTTTGGCAATACCTTGCATCAATTCTGATTCAAATACATTATCACCTGAACCCAAGAAGTTACATTCCAATTCCTGAGCAACTTTTCTTCGGTCAAACTTTAACTTCTTAACCATACTTTCAAACCATGATGAACATGGTTTATATCCCTGACTAATGTAATCAGTTACGATTGAATGGTCTCTGTCATATGGATTTTCCATTGACAAGTTAATAATATCCTTATCAGTATATTCTTCTCTATTTAATAAAAAATGAACCAAATCGTTTGTTTTAACCATATACAAATCTTTTGTATATCTTGGGTCACGATACCAAAACATCTCAGATATTTTGAAATCATTCATATTCCTTAATGATTGGTCGTAAATCTCATAGTAAATTTGGTCATATCCGTTTGGAGTAGATACTACAATTACTTTACCCCCTGTTGATAGGGATGCCATACACGCAGACCAAAAATCTGAGTCCGCTTCAATAAACGCCGCCTCGTCAAAAACAAGAATTGTTGGAGTATAACCCCTCAAAGCATCTTTTGATGTTGCAACAGCCTTAACTTCACAATTATTATTAAGTTTAAAGTGTCTTTGGGAGTTTTTTTCTTTTGAGAATGAAATACCAACCCACGCGGGCCATTGTTCAGTAAACCCTCTAACCTTGTTAGCCATCTCCATTGATGTGTCTAACTTGTTGGCAATAATAAGGATTTTTTCAGGTTTGTTCTTTTGGGCAAATGCCAATTTTTTTGATATCCAAGCGGCGGTTACTGTTGATACACCTGCCTGACGATACTTTAATGCAATGTTCTCATTGTATTTGTCGTAATCTTCAATTAAACTAACTTGGTCTGGGAATAAATCTAATGGGACGTATTTTGATACGGTATTATCGTATGTCTGTAAATAAGTTCGAAGTGCGTAAGGAGTATTCCTCATGCACTTCGTTAATTCTATAATAAGTTGTTCTCTATTCACAAAATGTTATTTAGGTAATGATATACCTAAACCACCTAAAAAGTCATCTAAACCATCATCTTCATCCTCATCTGAATCAATATTTTCCTCTTCTTTGTAGTTTTCAAATTCTTCTTTCATTTGAATAGCTTCTTTCATAATTTCTTCAAATCTTGAAGTTGCTTTTCTAACTTTTGAAGAATCTTCAGAGATGGCATTTCCAATAATTTCTAAAAACTCTTGTGCTGGTATTTGGTATAACAATATATGGAACCAGTTTATTAGTCCTTTATTATCTTGGTCGTACATTTTATCGGGTAATGCAAATCTAATTTTTTCAACTATTTCAGGACCGATTCTTAATTGCATTGGTTCGTTAGATAAAATGTCTGTTTGACCTTGTACTTTTTGACGAAGACCTGGCTCTTTTGGTAGTCCGTGTCTACCTTTAGCTTCTTCTAATCCTTTAATAATTTCATGACAAAGAATTGGGAAAATCATACCTGTGGCCATGATTTTTGTGTCGGATTGTGATTCACCTTCTTCACCATCTTCATCTTCATCGGCGTCACCTAATTCAACTTTACCTGCAACACCTTGACCTGTTTGACTCATCATTTCAATCATTTGCTCCATACTAAAATACATGAAATCATTGATTGCCATGATACCCAAATAATCTCTATATAAAGACGGGTCAATTGCATCTAATCTCGATTTAATTTCAGGTTTTTGGAAAAGGTAATGTCCTTTTTTTGCAGCACCTTGAATAATTGCGTTGATAATGTTTCTTTTGTGTTTCTCTAACTCTAAAATTTCTTCGTCAGTTAAATCTTCAACATCAAAAGATGGAAATTCTAAAGGTTGTTCTTTTTCTTCCTCATCTTCTTCTTCATCTTCAGGTTCAAATCTAAAATTACCAGTATCTGGCATACCTAAAGTCGCCTCGATTTGGTACCAATCTGCAGGAACTTCGGCCTCATCTAAAGACGCCTCTATTGCCAACTCTATGAGTTCATCCTTGTGAGCGCTCTCAATTCTCATAATATTAGGAAGTTTTCTCATCATTTCTTGATAAACCATTCCTTGAACTTGTCTTGAACTAAGGTCTTGAATACCTGTAACCTCTCTTAATTTATCAGCAACTTTTTGAAATCTTTTACTAACCAATCTTTGAACATCCTGAGGACCTTTTGTCATTGCAGGATTTGTTGCATAAAGTCCTTCAGGACTTGCTAACTTTCTTTCTAAGTTTGGGTCCATTCTTTCAGGTGTATTCCCGTAATCAATTTGTTCGTTAATTTTCTTTGCCATAAATTATTTCTTTAATAAGTTCATTATCACATCAATCACTTTATCTTTAGCCTGTTCAGGAGAAACTTTTTTTGCCTTTGGAGCAGGATTCTCACCAGGGTTTGGATTTTTACCAGGATGAGATGGTCTTGGTCTTGTATCAGGTTTTGTACCAGGTTTTGTTGGTGCTGGTTTTGTTGTTGGTGCAGGTGAGGTTTGTTGTTCCTTTGTTTCACTCTTTTTAGCCTTTGGAGCAGGATTCTCACCAGGGTTTGGATTTTTACCAGGATGAGATGGTCTTGGTCTTGTATCAGGTTTTGTACCAGGTTTTGTTTTTGGTTTTGTTGGAGCAGTTGTTGGTTCTGATTCTGAAAGAACCTTCATTAAATCTCCTTTTGTAATTCTTGGGGGTATATGTTTTTCCACTATTCTTTCTATTTGAGTTTCCAAGAACAAAGATACAGGATTTTTCCCTTCTTTCAATTGTTTTTTTACTTCTCTAACACATCTTTCCCATTTTCTTGATTTTTTAGGTCCAACTTGTGAATGACAAATAGCCCAAGGATTTGGACCATCTTTTTCTTCCATCATTCCCATACCATCCGTTTCATCACCAAATCCATCATCTGATGAAGGACCTACTTGATGAGGGTCTTGAGTCTCAGTATCTTTATTTGGGTCTAAAGTTACTTCTTCTTCTTCATCCAGTTCTTTTTCATAAACTTGAAATGGTTTTTTTTCACTTTTTAATTTACTAATTGTCTCAGCATCTGTTTTTGATACCATTGTTTCTTCAACAAATAATTTTTTATGTAATACATTAATCTGTGATTCAGTTAATTTACTAACTGTTTTAGATGATAAACCTTTATCAATCAATTCAAGGGCTTTTTTATTAACTTTCATATATTAACTTTTTTTCAAATTCTAAAATCAAATCTCTTTCGTAGAGTTTATCTTTAATTTCTTGCTCGGTACTTCCAAATCTAAACACCATTCTTTTTTGTCCTTCAGATTCTTCAGTTTCCCAGGCTAACGCAACAACATCATCTATTGCGTCTATCATACAAAAAAAATCGGAGTTCTGAATCAATTCCAATTTTAAATCAGTATTTCTCAGAACTCCTACTTTCTTAATATATTT